AAGATGAGGATAAGAAAATTCATAAGATGAAGTTAGAAGGACTTGCTTCAAGAGTTTTTCAACACGAATATGATCATATGGAAGGCATAGACTTCACTCAAAGAACCTAGTATAAATAACTCAAATGATGGAGATGTTATGTCTCATTTGGTTATTTCAAAGAAGAATGAAGTCTTCCTAAAGATTGAGGCAGAGCCACACGTATATTATGAACTATCGGACAGTTTTACGTTCGAGGTACCTGGCGTAAAGTATATGCCATCATACCAAAAAAAGTATTGGGATGGAAAGATAAGATTATTTAATACTCAGAAAGGAGAAATATATGTAGGATTATTAGATCGAGTAATCCAATTTTGTAAAGATCACGGTTATAATTACGCATTTAAAGAAAGTGAATTTTATGGACTTCCATTTGAGGTAAATGAATTTATCTCAAAAGAGGGTGTAAAAGACTATATGAATTTTATTTGTAAGTTCAAACCTCGTTCTTACCAAGTAGAGGGAGTATACGACGCTCTAAGACATAATAGAAAGTTGTTGATATCCCCAACTGCTTCGGGTAAATCTCTGATGATATACTCGATTGTTCGATATTTTGTTGAGAAAGGGAAAAATACTCTGATAGTCGTTCCGACGACCTCGTTAGTAGAACAGATGTATAAAGATTTTTCAGACTATGGCTGGGACGTAGGTTCATTTTGCCACAAGATATACGCTGGAAAAGAAAGAGAGACAGACTCTCAGGTCATAATTACAACTTGGCAATCAATCTATAAGCTCCCCCGAAAGTATTTTGAAAGATTTTCTGTGGTAATTGGGGACGAAGCTCACCAGTTTAAATCAAAATCATTAGTATCTATAATGACGAAACTTGCTGATGCCAAATATCGTTACGGTTTCACAGGAACTCTTGACGGAACACAGACACATAAGTGGGTTTTAGAGGGTTTATTTGGTCCTTCTTACAAAATTATAAAGACTGAAGAGCTAATGAAGAAGGGACATGTTGCCACTTTAGATATAAATGTGTTGCTATTGAAACACTCACCGAATAAATTTGAAACATTTGAGGATGAGATACAGTATATTATCGGTCATCATCGCAGAAATAACTTTATTAAAAATCTTGCACTGGATCTAACTGGCAATACTTTGATACTTTATAGTCGTGTTGAGGCACACGGTCAACCATTATTTGAATTGATAAATAAAAGTAAGTCTGATAATCGTCAGGTCTTTTTCGTACACGGTGGTGTAGAGACTGAAGATAGAGAGAATGTTCGGGCAATCACCGAACGTGAAAACAATGCTATAATAGTTGCATCATATGGAACTTTCTCCACAGGAATTAACATTAAAAACCTACACAACGTTATATTTGCTAGTCCTTCTAAATCAAGAATTCGCAATCTTCAGTCTATTGGAAGAGTTTTAAGAAAGGGAGACCGTAAACTTAAAGCAACATTATATGACATTGCTGACGATATAAGTTATAATAAGAGAAAGAACTACACACTTAATCATTTGATTGAGAGAATTAAAATCTACAATCAAGAAAATTTTAATTATGATATTGTAAACATACCTTTAAAGAACTGATGGGAGAAGAATTCGTAGCTGTTATTAAATTGGTTTCTGGTGAAGAGATCCTCGCATCGGTTTGTGTTGATGAAACTGGTGAAGAACCAATTATTATCGCTCATACTCCTGTAACTATGAAAATGATTAATAATGGAATATATGTCAAGATCAAACCTTGGATGGACTTAGCAGATGATGATATGTTTGTCTTCCGTACTGATAAAATTATTACAATGAGTGAAGTTAAAGATCAAAAAATAATTAAAATATATCAAAGATATGTTGAGGAAGAGAACGAAGATAATCAAATAAATCAACTTCTACCCTCTGGTGGTGAAGTTAAACCTGATCAAAGAATGGGATATATCTCAACTGTTGAGGATGCCCGTAAAAATCTTGAAGAAGTCTGGAAGAAGCCCTTTAAAAATAATAAAGAAGGCTAGTTTTATCCTTGAACCTCTACAAGGTTATTGTACACATAAACATGGGACTTGTCAAGTGTTGAAAATATGTTATAATAAATGTTAGTTAAGACGGATAAAGCTTATGCCTAGAAAGAAGTCTGAACACTATGTAAACAACAAGGAGCTGTTACAAGCACTGATTGTCTATCGAGAGAAGGTTGCTCATGCAAAAGAGAATGATTTACCTAAACCTAGAATTACAAACTATCTTGGTGAGTGTTTTTTGAAGATCGCTACACATCTATCATATAAACCAAACTTTGTGAATTACATGTTCCGTGATGATATGATATCGGACGGGATTGAGAATTGTGTTCAATATATTCACAACTTTGACCCTGAGAAGTCTCGCAATCCATTTGCATACTTCACACAGATCATTCACTATGCCTTTCTCAGACGTATACAAAAAGAGAAAAAGCAATTAGACATTAAAACAAAGATCATTGAGAGAAGTGGTTTTGATGAAGTAATGAACGTAGATGACAATGCAATGTCAGGTAGTAGTTCTGATTACAATACAATCAAAGATAATATTCAATACAAATCAAGCAATAGATGATTTTACCAGGTTCTACAGTTAAAGTGGTAGATGAAAACTCAATATACAGGGGTTATGTTGGATGTGTTCAAAGAATACAGGGCAAAAAAGCTGCTGTTTTAATGGATAGTCATACTCCTTGGGATAAGATGATTACATTCAGATTGTCCGAGTTGCGTGAGCAAACCGAAGGTTTTCAATATTATCCAAAGAAAAAGAAATGAAGATAGCAATTATTACTGATACTCATTACGGTGCTCGTAAGGGATCTAAACATCTGCATGAGTATTTTGAGAAATTTTATAATGACATATTCTTTCCTGAGTTAGAAAAGAATAATATTGATACTATCGTTCATATGGGTGATATATTTGATAGTCGTAAGTCTATTGACTATTACAGTTTAGAGTGGTCAAAGAGAGTGATATTTGAACCTATGAAGAAGTATAAGGTTCATGCAATCACAGGAAACCACGATTGTTATTATAAGAACACAAATGAAATCAATTCACCTGAGTTGTTATTACAGGATTATCCTAATATAATTACCTACTCAAAAGCGGAGGAGATTGTATTAGATGGACTACAGATACTTCTTTTACCTTGGATTAATGTTGAAAATTATGATGAGAGTAAAAAGATGATAGATGAGTCCACCAGTAAAGTAGCAATGGGTCATTTAGAAATCAATGGATTTAAGGCAACTCGTGGTCACATGATGGAAACTGGTATGGATACGAGTGTCTTTGATAAGTTTGATGCAGTGTACTCAGGCCACTTTCATACTAGATCTACAAATGGAAAGATACATTATCTTGGTAATCCTTATGAGATGTTCTGGAATGATGTGAATGATACCAGAGGTTTTCACTTCTTTGATACTGAAACTTGTATTCATACACCAGTAGATAATCCATATCAATTATTTCATAATGTTTATTATGAGGATACTCCATATCAATTATTTGATGCTACTTCATATAGTAAGAAGATTGTAAAGGTAATTGTTCGTAAGAAATCAAATCCAAAAGAGTTTGAAAGATTTATTGACAAGTTGTATAGTGTAGGTGTCGAAGACCTTAAAATCATTGAAAACTTTGATATACAGGTTGGAGATGAGTTTGATATTGATGAAGATGAGAACACACTTTCAATTCTAAATAGATATATTGATGACAGTGACTTTGAATACGACAAAAATATTATCAAAAACATTTTTAAGGATCTCTATAGACAAGCTTGCGAGGTAGAATAATGTATCTACTTACATTAAAAACTAGAAAAGAAGACGGTGCCTATGCTGTACAGGATAAACATGGAGATAAAGTACTGTTTCTTTTTGAAGAGGAAGATGATGCTGATAGATATGCAATGATGTTAGAAGATGATGATCAATATAAAAAAGAAATGTCTGTCATAGAAGTTGACGATGAGCTTGCCATAAAGACATGTAGGATGTATAATTACAAATATACTGTGATTACACCCAACGATTTCGTAATACCCCCAAAGAATGATAACCTTTCAAAAGATTAGATGGAAAAACTTCCTGTCAACAGGAGACCATTGGAGTGAAATAGATTTTCTAGGACATACTACTAACTTAGTTGTAGGAACAAATGGTTCTGGAAAGTCAACAATGTTAGACGCTTTGACATTTAGTTTGTTCAATAAACCATTTCGTAAGATTAATAAATCCCAACTTATCAATGCTACCAATGAAAAAGATTGTGTTGTTGAGGTAGAATTTACTGTCAATAATAAAGATTATCTCGTTAGAAGAAGTATCAAACCAAATAAATTTGACATTGAGGTCAATGGAACATTATTACATAAAGAATCTGATGATAGATTAAATCAAAAGATATTAGAAGAAAATATATTAAAAGTAAACTATAAGTCATTTACTCAGATTGTCATACTCGGTAGCAGTAGTTTTGTTCCTTTTATGCAGTTATCTACAAGTAATCGTAGAGATGTGATTGAGGATCTTTTAGATATTCGTATCTTCTCTGCTATGAATACATTAATTAAGGAAAAAATTAGAACAGAGAAGGAAAAGATAAGATCATTAGATTTAAAAAGAGATAATATAAAAGATAAAATATGCATGCAAGAGAACTTTATTAAGGAGTTGGAAGAGCAGGGGAAAGATAATATTACTGAAAATCAAAAGAAAAGAGATAAGTTGGGTGATGAAATATGTGTTCTTATAATGCAGACAGAAGATTTAGAAGATAAGGTCTATGGATTAACTGAAGAGCAAAAAGAAGTAACTGGTGCAGGAGAAAAGTTACTGAAACTTAACACATTCAAAGGTAAATTATCCAATAAAGTAGCAACCCTTACTAAAGAACATAAGTTCTTCAGTGAAAATGTAACATGCCCTACATGTACCCAATCTATAGAAGAAGGGTTTCGTTTAAATAGAATTAATGACGTTCAAACTAAAGCGAAGGAACTTAAAAAAGGTTATGATGACCTTGAAGAGACCATCAAAGAAGAGCAAAACCGAGAACGTCATTTCAATCAATTATCAAAGGAGATTACTAAACTCAACAATGGCATTTCTAAAAACAATACTAAGATCTCTGGATTTCAACGACAGATCAGAGATTTGGAATCTGAAGTTCAAAGATTTACCGAACAACTTGCAAATCGAAGTACTGAAAATGAAAAATTAGTTGAGTTTACTAATAGTCTCGAAACAACATTAGAAGAGTCATCGGAAAGAAGAGAAGAGGTTATATACCATGACTTTGCATATTCTCTATTAAAAGATGACGGTGTTAAGACTAAAATAATTAAAAAATATCTACCATTTATAAATCAACAAGTAAATAGATACTTACAGTTAATGGATTTCTATATCAATTTTACTCTCAATGAAGAGTTTGTTGAAACTGTAAGATCACCAATACATGAAGACTTTTCATATAGTTCTTTTAGTGAAGGTGAAAAGATGCGTATTGACTTAGCACTTTTGTTTACTTGGAGAGAAGTTGCAAGAGTCAAGAACTCAGTGAATACAAACCTTTTGATTATGGATGAGATCTTTGATAGTTCTCTTGATGGATTTGGAACTGATGAATTTTTAAAAATTATTCGTTTTGTAATTAAAGATGCTAATGTATTTGTTATATCTCATAAGACAGAGTTATATGATAAGTTCAATAGTGTAATTAAATTTGACAAAGTAAAAGGATTTAGTAGAATAGTATGAGAGAGTATACTGAAAAAGAGTATTGGGAAGGTTTAGTTCCTGATGAACTGTTTGAAGAATACTTAAATAAGTATGGTTATGAGTATACACCAGTAAATACAAATGAAAGTACCAAATTGGCAACACCACTCCAAGAAGGAGAAGAAACGAAAACTTAAACCTCAAGCACTACGAAGTGCAAGAGAAAGGCGTAGACAGTTGATAAAGCGTCTACTTAACCCTGCCAACGGTGGGGTTTCGTTGTATACTGGATATATCAGATAAAAAACCACCATGCAAATCAAACACGACGTTAAAGGACAACTTGCCAGATTACTTGCCACAGAAGATTTAATCGTAGAACACAGATCAGTTGACACTGCATCATTCAACGTACAGACTCGTGTACTTACACTTCCTACTTGGGATAATGCAACAGAAGAAGTTTATGACACATTAGTTTGTCATGAAGTTGGACACGCACTTTATACACCTGATGTAGAGTGGTGGATTAATAATGATATATCTGCATCAATTGTAAACATTGTAGAGGATGCACGTATTGAGAAGTTAATGAAGAGAAGATATGCAGGTCTATCCAAGACTTTCTTCAGAGGTTACTCTAGTCTATCAGAAGACGACTTCTTTCAACTAAAGAACAAAGACCTTACTAAGTTCAATCTTGCTGACAGGATCAATTTATACTACAAGGTTGGTAACTTCGTTGATATTCCTTTCTTCAGTAATGAAGAGACATTCTTAATGAACCGCACTGGATTGACAGAGACATTTGATGATGTATTAGAAGTTGCTAAGTTAATCTTTGAATACTGCAAAATCCAAGCAGAAAAGCAAAGACAAGAAGCAGAGCAAATAAAAGCAGATACAGAGACAGAAGGTTCACTTGATAATAATACAATGTCAGGACAATCTAATTCTGGTGAACCATCTATGGAAGAAGATGGAAATGGTGGTGAAGATGGTGAAGAACAAGAGATGCAAGTCACACAATCAAGTTCTGGTGGGTCTAACACTACTGCTAATATTCAAGGTGGAGAAGAGAGTGGTGAGATTGAAGCACAAACAGATGAAATGTTCACTGACTCTCTTAAAGAGTTATCTAATCTAACCACAGATCAAACTTACTATGTTGAATTACCAGAGGTTAATCTTAAACACTTCATCATTGATAATCAAAAGATTCATGATGATATGATCGCAGAGTGGACAGAAGAGCAAAACAATTCTACAAGAGATTATATCGCAAGAAATCCTGATTATAAAAATAAACCAAAAGAAGATATATTAACTGGTCTTCATTCTTATCCATATGACCCATTTAACTTATTTGTACATTCAGATGCAGAGTTCAACAAGTTCAAAAAAGATGCACAAAAGGAGGTAAACTATCTTGTCAAAGAATTCGAGTGTAAAAAATCTGCTGCAGCTTACGCCCGTGCTACTACTAGTCGTACTGGTATTCTCGATACAGCTTTATTACACACTTATAAATTTAATGAAGACTTATTCAAAAAAGTCTCAGTAGTTCCAGATGGTAAAAATCATGGATTGATATTCATACTTGATTGGTCAGGTTCGATGTCAAATGTGATGATGGACACTATCAAACAACTATTCAATCTCGTATGGTTCTGTAAAAAAGTAAACATACCATTTGAAGTTTATGCATTTACAAATTCATATCCAAATCCAAATCGTTTTGATATAGTTCAAGAAGATCTTAAATTACATATGGATGGCAACTTTGCACTACTTAATTTACTCACAAGTAAAGTAAGAGCAAAGGATATGAATGAGCAGATGAGAAATGTTTTCAGACTTGCGTTTCTATTTGAGCATCGTGGTGCATTCTATCGTTGTCCTCTTGGTATGTCTTTATCAGGTACACCATTGAATGAAGCACTTATATGTTTACATCAAATACTACCTCAGTTCCGTAAGGAGAATGGTTTACAGAAAGTGCAGTGTGTTGTTCTAACTGATGGAGAAGCTCAATCAATGAGATTTAATCGTGAGATACAAAGAGATTGGGAAGAGGGAACATATATGGGTTCAGCATATCTAAATGATAGTTGCTACATTCGTAATCGTAAAACAGGTTATGTTTATGGTCTCAAGAACATGGGATATTATGGAGATGCCACCGATGTTTTTCTTGAAGATTTACGTCAAAGTTTTCCAGATACAAACTTCATAGGTATTCGTTTGATGCCAAATGGTTGGGCAAGTTCATTCATACAAAAATATACTGAGGGTCAGGAGTATGAGAAATCACTTAATCACTGGAGAAAGCATAAATCAATCTCTCTTAAGACCTCTGGATATCATGTATACTTTGGATTATCATCAACTTCACTTGGGAATGATACAGATTTTGAAGTCAAAGAAGATGCTACAAAAGCACAAATCAAAAAAGCATTTAACAAAAGTCTTAAGAACAAAAAGATGAACAAAAAAATTCTTGGGGAGTTCATAGAGTTGGTTGCGTGACAATCAACAAAGTGTCCACTAGGGGGTTACAACCCCCTTTTTTAATGCTATTATTAGTATATAAATAAATCACCACATCATGACTTACGTACCATTCACAATTAAAATGACTACCGAAGAAATCGTTTCAAAATTGAAAGCATCTTTCGGTTCTGAGTTTACTGCTACTGAAATCAAAGCATTCTGTGCTATGAATGATATTGCATATGCAACAGTAACTAAAAGATTAAAGAATTTTAAAACAGCAAAGGGTAAGTGGAACCTAGAAGTAACCACAAAAGCAGTTGAAAACATTGAGAAGTCTTTTAGTTCTCCTGCTGTGCAACCAGTTGCTGAAAGAAATCTTGTTCCAGAAAAAGATAATACTTTTGTTAAGTTTGGAAGTTTTCCTGACATCAAAAAGATTATACAATCAAAATTATTTTATCCATGCTTTGTTACAGGACTATCAGGTAATGGTAAGACCTTTGGTGTTGAGCAAGCATGTGCTCAATTGAATAGAGAAATTATTCGTGTAAACATTACTATTGAAACAGATGAAGATGATCTTATTGGCGGTTTCCGTCTTGTTAATGGCGAAACCGTATGGCACAATGGCCCAGTCATTGAAGCCCTCGAACGAGGTGCAATCTTGCTCCTTGACGAAATCGACCTTGCCTCTAACAAGATCCTCTGCCTTCAGAGCGTCCTTGAGGGAAATGGTGTTTTCCTTAAAAAGATTGGAAGATTCGTTAAACCCAGAGCAGGATTCAACATACTCGCAACCGCAAATACTAAGGGTAAAGGTTCAGACGACGGAAGATTTATTGGAACTAACGTGCTCAACGAAGCATTCCTCGAAAGATTCCCAGTAACCTTCGAGCAAGCATATCCTGCACCCGCACACGAAATCAAGATACTTAAGAATGTTGCATCAACACTTGGTGTAGATGATATGGACTTCTGTAAGAGACTTGTAGATTGGGCAGACATCATTCGTAAGACATTCTATGATGGTGGTATTGAAGAGATCATCAGTACTCGTAGATTAGTTCACGTACTTCGTGCATTCTCTATCTTCAATGATAAGGAGAAAGCAATCAAAGTTTGTATTAATCGTTTCGATGAAGATACAAAGCAATCATTCTTAGAATTATATGACAAAGTAGATGCTGACTTTGAAATTACAAAAGAACTTGACATAACAAAGGATGAAACACCTATGGGATAATTATAGGAGCACTCTGTTCTCTATGTTCCCTGATTTGGAATATAGAGAAACATGGGCAGATTGGGAAAGTAAAGGTACTTCACTAATTGCCAAGACCTACTCAAACGATTATTTTATCAAAGCAAGAGAGGTTGATATATGGAGTGATAAATCTTCTATTTACAACAATATCATCTATCCAAAGACAGGGAGTAACCTCCCTTGTTTTGGTATGGACTTGATGGGATTTTTTGAAAAGAAAATAATTATCGTATTTGATTTTCAACATCCAAAAGAAAAGTATCCTTTCTCAGTTGAGGGTTTACCAAAGAGTGAAGGAGACTATCGTTTCTTTGAACCTGGTAATCATTTCTCTGATAATATCTACATTGCAAAATGCACTGCTGATGAAGTTGATGAACATCTAGAAATGTTCACAACCTACTTGACAAAGTACAAGGAGATGGTAGAATTAGAGAAACCCACTGGAATTGAAACCAGTGAATATAAAGATTTTGATGCATATATGACTAAACTTGACCCAGTAGCAGGATACCTGTCTGGTAAGTTTGGAAAAGACAAAGCAGAGAGTCTAGTCAACGATTTTCTTTTTACCTATGGATAAACCAGAAATAGACCCAAAGACAGGGTTGTGGAAAGAACCACAACCTTATGAACCTGATGGACTTGATTATGAAGTTGATTACATGAGTTCTTCTGCTGATTATATGTCAGATATAGATGACAGTATGCTCATTATTATACCCCATATCAAATGGCAGATCGAATGGATTACGAACCAAAACATGCACACTATT